GTTGCACAAAAATTCATAAATTGCATCGACAAAGCTTGAGACCGTCAATAATAAGGCACCATCGCACCCTGTCCCTGCTTAGCTATTTTCCTCGCCTTCTTTCGCTGTTTTCTTTGGAGTTCTAGTGTTGCCTTTTTAAGAGCCTGGAACTGCATAATTCTGCGATGGAAGAGGGGGAGGAGCTCGTCTCTTCATTGGAGCCTGATAAGTCTGTTGAATAGGTCTAGACCTGTTTGTTTTCGTGACAGATTTAACTGGGGCAAAAGGACCATGAATGTTTTGCATCTTGGTCAAATTGCGAGGTTGAGACATCGTTGGATTTCCTTGGCCAACTTTAGTACCCATGTTCGCTTGAACTGTCTGAGGTCGAAAGGCATCCCAAATCATGCTTGCACCTTGTGCTACAGGATGTGGGATCCTACCAAGGATATCTGAGACATCTCCTCTTGAATCTGCCATAACCTTCTTTAACCAGGTAAAGTTCCTATTATCCGCTGCTTTCCCCATTGCTGGAGCTTGACGTAGCAGAAGAGAAACCAGATTCATCGCTTTAGGACAATAAGGAGTCGCAGCACGCAAAAGCGAAATGTTCTGCAATTGGTTAGCGACATTTGGAGCATAAAAAGCTGCAGAGATTGCATCGATTCTTGCAGTGAATGTAGATTGAGGGGTAACATTCAAATACCACTGTTGCATAGGCTTCAACCCTGATGATATACTTTTGTAAACTGGTACGGAAACCGTAGGGTCTATCGTTGAAGTTCGAATTGTTGGAGCAATTACGGGGGACGTATTCGGCTCCGTCTCAGGAGTATTGGACTCAAACACTGTGTGTGTAAAATCAGGAACACTCGCTTCATCCCAAACATCTGCACAGCAGACGTTCATCGAACCATCTATTGCGTCTCCATCCATATAACCAGGAAGGAACGCCAATGTCTGGACGTTTAAGGGATAGGAGTATTCCTCAGTACACTGAACCACAGCATCTGGACCTCCTGCAACATTCTGCATAAGGAAAGATGTTGTCCTTTCCGAATTTCCTTCATTGTGCCTGGCGGCATGTGTTGCACCACCAGCATATAAAGGGGGAGTGTTATTCTCGATCTTCAAAGAAACTACCATTGTTTTCGACTTACAAATCACCAAGGCATTTCCCACTGCCCATTGGGCCATCAGCGTAATTAGCGCGGGATTCGCAGACCATTGAATGTCTGTACTTCCTTGACGTGCTAAAAACACGATTCCACCATAACGGCGGGGAATGGATCCTGGCAGCAACTGTAGTACGTTTTGATCTCTCACATATTCGTTGTACTCTTGTGCGTAAGTATCAGGAAAAAACTGTGCCTGAAAACTCCACGGAAGAGTTGGATCGAATGAGGGAGGGATCGAAATTGGAATGCTAATCGAATCTGCAAATACCAGAACTGGCTCTCGCGTCTTCGATGGCGGACCTACTGGCGTTCGGCCCATCATCTTATGATGGAGAGGATCTAACATTTGCCTGACCCATTCCGCTGCATCTGCGCCTTCAAGATTTTCAATCTCTGTAAGGACTTTGTCAATTTCTGGAAACATGTACGCTTTGTACATCTCTATGACACTTTTAAAACCACCACCATCCAACCTTGGTCGTTTATTCCAAGGCCTTTTAAAAGTGCGAGGTTATGTTTCCAGCTACTCGCGACCCGTGATCACCTTCAGAAAAGACTCCCGATCATCTAGATTAACCTGTTGCGTATCTAGAAATTCATCGGCCTTAACTTGGTCAGCGGGTTCCAACAAGGAATATTGCCATTTTGCATACCGGATCACGATCTCAAAA